AAGTTTTGCGATACCCTAATCACAGATAAGGGGGTCAATTTCACAGAAATTAACTATTTATTTTGAGCCTCTTGCTTGAGCACTGCTGCAAGCTGTGGGTCTTGTTCTGATAATAGCATTTGTTGAGTGAGGTTGCCCGTTTTCCAGGGGTTTGCCTGACCTGTTCCAGCGTTTGCAACTGGGCTTGGTTTTGCTCCCATTCCTGCTGCGCTACTAGGTTTAAAATGATGTTCCCAACCACTACCAGGGTTTTTGAGACTTGTGAGATAAGCACCTAAATCTTGTTCAACTCCACCATTAAGAACAACAACTTTACCTTCAGCGTTTTTTTGTAACTTTCCTTGTAACAATGACAGAGTTTGCTCTGCATTTATCGCTCCAAGATTACTAATAGCTGCAAGTGCTGTTGTCTTGGTAGAAGCAACTTCATTAGAAGTTTTCATCTCTTGTAATTGTTGAGATAAAGTTGTTATTTGTTGGTCTTTCTCTTGTGCTGTTTTATTAGCTTCTTCCCAGAGGGTTTTCCATTGCCCTTGTTCTTCTAAATCTTTGGTTCGTTTTTCTTCTTTCTGTTTATAAACATCATCTAATTTAGTTTTGATGCCTTTAAATTTTTCTTGTGCTTCAGCAGCTTCTTTTCTTGCAGCAGCTACTTGTGCTTCATATTCTGCTTTTACAGAATCTAAATTTGGTGCTTGTGGTTGAGAAGGAGTGTCAGCCACGGGCTGTTCAGCAGGAGTCACAGAATCAGGCTGAATTACTTTTTCTTCGATCATTTATTCAGGTGAAGTAAAATTTTTAAGTTCGGCAATTAAATCTGCCTTATTATGTCGTTTATCCAACTCGATACCAATGGTACGACCAAAGGTTTCAAGTTGTTTTTTTGTCATACTTTCAAAATCAGTAGTTTTTTCAACTATTGGTTCTTCAGTACTAACAACTTTTTCTTCGGGCTCTGGTTCAACCACAGGTTCAACTTTTTTAGTTGAATGAATGAGGTCTACCTCTTCCCATTTATAAGAACCATCAGGTTGAAGAACCCTGTCTAGGGATTTAGACATAATTATGTATGCACTTGTCTATCATTGTATCAAACTATTCAGATTTAGCCTCATTTGCTGAAGGTAATACTTCACCTTGAACTAAAATATCTCTAAATTCATCTCTATCAATGACTTGTTGATCGAATAATGATGTTAATGCTGTAATATCTTGTCCAATTAATCTTTCAATATCAAAGTCTCTACTAATCTTTACTTCTGGTGGTTCTATTCCTACATATTCAGCAGATAAATTAAATGCTTTTTGTAACTTCTGTTCTAACTCCATAGAAACCATTGCAAGCATAGAGTTTGTATCAACACGATCTAATCTTCGAGCATCAGCAGACTCAGCTACAAACTTCTGTTGACTTAAAGTACTAATGCCAAGAGTAGCCATTTGCATCTGCAATTCTTTTATTTCTGCGGACTGTGCTTCAAATGCACTGGAAGCTGGTTCAACATAATAAACTTTATTTCCTGGCTGAGTTGCCATTGCATAATTAACAGATATAGCTAAATCTTTAGTCTGATCATCATATCCTTCCATTACCAGCATAGGCTGAGATGCAACATGCAAACTATGTATTAAATCAGCTTGTCTTTGAAAATGTGCAAGATTTAAGTGTGCAATATCAAGTAAAGGTGGTTTACTTACTAAATTATCTGTTTTACCAGAATAAATAGTAACCAAAGGTATCTCTCCAAGAGAAAAACTACCAGATTCTACCTGTGCATAATCTTTCTCAACTGAACCTGCTTCAAAATCACCAGCAGTACTGCCATCAGCAACATCATACATTTCTTCTATTTGCTCTTTCTTTCTAAATACTCTGTATTTCCCTGGTTCTATTACTCTTACTTGGTCAAATACTTTTTCTCCAAACTGACCACTAGGTAAAACAGCTTTCTCTGCTATTCTTGCCTGTACTAAATTTCCATAATTAGATTCTCTATCTAATCTCCAACCATATAAATTTGTAGGATCTACTTCAATCCAATAAGGTCTACGATTTTGTTGTCTTTCTTCTGCAAGTGTTAATGCACCAGAAGGTGCAGGATAATCTACAAGAATATGACTTTGACCATAAGTAAGAGAACACATCAATATTCTTCTTGCATATTCATCTAAGTCTGATTTACAACCATCAACATCCATTTTGAACATCTCTGTCCAGTATGGATCTCCTATTAATGTAATTGGCTTACGAAGTACAAGACCTGATGCTGCTCTTATTAATCTTTGTGTAAATGGACTAAATACTGCTCTGTTTACTCTTGCAAGGTAAGCGTCATAATCTTCTCTTGGTTCTAAAGGTAAAAATGCTTCGCTATTTGTTCTTAAATAATCAGTACCTTCACTGACAGCTTTCATAATTTCCCAACCCTTCATCATGTCTAAAACTGCTCTTGTTCTAGTAAAAGGACTATCAACTCCTCCTACTGAAGTAGAAGAAACAATGTTGGTTCGTATTGGGCCTGGGATTGCGTAAGTCATGTCAGCACTTCCATCTCCTTAATGCTAATGCTTTTCTAGTTGGTCTACCTTTACTATCTTTCATTGGACCTTTGACTCCTTTCATTCTGGCACAAAATGATTTTCGTCTAGCTGCCCTTTTTCCTGTTGGACTTTTTTCTGTTACAGGTGCTTGTAAGTTGCTTCCTGTAGCACGATTATATTTTGCTCTACCTTTGGCAGTCAGACCACCTTTCTTGGATTTTTCTCCTCTTCCAACAGATAGACTGACTCCTTTGCGTTTTGCCATTATTTTCCTACCTTTGCTTGTGCTCTTTTATGAGCTTGCGTAAATGAAACACCCTGCCTCATCAGCCTTTTCATAAAGTTCATATGCTGATCACTATGATGAGCAGAATGTTCTTTAAGTTTATTTTGTTGACGAGTAGTGAGTTTCACTAGATAGCAGATGTAATAGCACCAGTAGTTACAAAACTTACTGAGACTGTAGAAATATCTCCAACAGTAGAACTGAAAGAAGTTCCTGTAATAATTGCGTTAAAACTTAATTTTTTAGTACCTGATGTATCTAAGAAAAGGTTGAATGAAGCATCACCAGCATCTTCAGCAGTCAATACATCGCTAATAATTTCAGCAGTATCATCTCCAGATGTCGCTGTATAAAGAAGATCAACTGTTCCAGAACCAGAAATTAAACTACCGACAAAACTTCTTGATGTTGCACCATGAGAAGTAGTTTCTAATGTGTCTTTTGTTGTATCTAATGTCCAAGCAGTTGTTGAAGCTACTGCTCCTGTTGATCCAGTTCCGTTATCAAATGCAACAGAGCCTTCTTCACCACGAAAAAATGCCATGATTTAGAGAAAAATTTTACTTATACGATTATATTACCTTGAAACTGCGTTTTTTACAGTCATTTCTTCTTCTTTTTACGTCTATGTTGATAAGTTATCTTCTTACTACCTGTTTTTTCACGTTTAAACCTTGCTTTTTCACTACTTGACATCTCTGAAGCAGTCTTAGGTGTCTTACTTGAGATTCGCTTACTTGGCCTACACGCAGGATAAGCTCTGCTTTCTCCTTTGGAACGACCACAAGGTTTACCAGTTTTTACATCTACCCATTTTTCTTTAAACCAACGGGTTAGACCACCGCTACTTCTTGCCACGTTTTTTAGTTCCTGTGCGATATGTACCGCCACGCTTTTTATATTCTCGGACTAACCAAGCATTAGCGTAGGCAGAAGGATAAACAGCAAACTTACGTTTAGCTTCTGACTTTACTCTAGAGTATAAAGTTTTATTTACAGGTACATTCGCCACGTTTTTTACCTCCTTTCTTCTTTTTCTTCTTCTTTTTCATCCCAGTATGATAAGGCATAGTAAGAATTAGGTATCTTAATATATTCTAAACGAAGTTTGGCCGAGTGTCTCTGGCTTCGCTAAATTAAATTGTTGCAAGCATAAATAACCGAAAGCATCAAAAGCATGGTCAACTCCTAAATTCTTATTAGGTAGACCTGTATTTGGAGCGTAAGTAAGAGTTCTTAACGCTTTTATCAATTCTTTACATCGAGGATGAATAAAAGTTCTCCTTTCTCCGTTTGCATCATACAAAGCAGTATTAACAGCAGTTATCTTATCTCTGATCTTCCAGGGGGACTTCGGACTCATAACAGTAAAACCATTCCTTCTTAAAATCGTATGGTCTGTAACACCTACTCCACTTGTCTTTCTTGCATTACCCGTAGGGTCAGGACAAGCAATTACTCTTCGATCTACTCCATATCTTCTCGTAACCTCTTCCGCAAAATCCCAGGTTGTTGCCCCACCCGTCAACATGATCTCATCAAATACATAAAGACAGTCATTATGCTTGACCGCACAAATTCCGGCCATAGGGTCAACGTTAAAATCCAATCCTATTAACAAAGGCAACATACTAAGATCAGAAGATTCTTTATCAATATTCTCATCATCAAAACTAACAGCAACTAAACCAGTTAAATTTTCAAAACTAGCCTCAAATTCCTGTCTAAATGTTCTCTCATCCAACTGCCCCCTAGCTGCTTCGACTTCTTCTGGAGCAACATTACCCCCTTCAATCGTAGTAAAACTCCAACGAATCCAATCATCTCGATCAGTTTCTCCACAAAAACACCACATATCATAAAACCAACTGGCAGTTCCATCAGGTGTACTGATAAATAATGCCCATCCCTGCTTATCAGCTAAAGCAGGTCTTATAACTTCAGCCCATACATCCTTATCCATAAATGCAGCTTCATCTAAAACAACACCAGCCAAACTTCTACCTCTTAATGCCATCGCATTTTCTGTTCCTTTTAACTCAATACTTGACCCATTAACTAGGTCTAGTCTCAAATCAGTCTCATTTTTAGCTTTTATCCAGATTTTTGGCACTAACTTCTTTAATTCTTTCCACGCAATATCCTTTGCCATGCGATATGTTGGTGCACAGTAAAAATATGTTTCCCCTGGTCGATTTATCGCTCCACGAAGTAACTCAATGCAAGCTAGGTATGATTTTCCAAATCTTCTCCCTGCTACAAGCATCCTAAATCTTTTTTCTGAGTTAAATACTTGCCCTTGTGCATATCTAAGGGTTATTGATTCATCTTTTAATCCCATACTTGTATCTTCTAATTTATGAGATAACTCAAAAAAGGATTTGATAGAATTAACTTGTGCATAATTGCTAGGTTTTAACTCCATACACTAATAAATAACAAATTTTTCAACTAATACCCCCTAGTTATAGCCTAAATTACATTTTCTAGGTTATCATTCAATTAATACCTTATCTGATTGAGTCCGTGGCTGAATCTATTTTATCTGGTTTCGTTCCAGAAGATTTTAAAGAACAACAAGTAAAGCAAAAAAGAAGATCTAAATTTGCTCCTAACACTCAAGCTCACATTCAAGCTAGAAGTCAAAGATTATATTCTAGGCAGTTGGATGGTAAAACTACCAGACAGCTAGTTTTAGAACACGCAAAGATTGAAGGCATTGGAGAAAGTGTGGCCTGGACTGATTGGAGCCGAGTGAAGCAATGGAATAACGAAGATTGGGACAAAGATAGAGAAACTATGCTTCCAAGACTTCAAGCGATGAGAGTGAGATTATTTAATAAAGCAGTTTCAAAAGGTCAATTACAGACAGCAGCACAAATATTAGATTCATTAGGCAAGGTTATCGGAGAGTCTGTAGAGACAGTCAATATTCAAGCACCTCAACTGTCCATAAAAGTAGAACAGAAGTAGTACACATATATTAGTAACAAAGATCTGGGATATATATTGATGGTACCCGGCAGGGTATATGCAAAAAATTTTTCTGCTACCCTCCCCCCAATACGCTCTAAGGTAGCTAGAAGCCCTTCTGATGCCCTTCTGCTGGCGTCTTGGTGCTATAGTACCTGAAGAAATTTGGCTTGCCTGAAGCGATTCTGGAGGGAGTTTTAAATTGTTACAAAATTGTTAAGATATACAGCATCCTTGCATCATGTAGTAAAAGTGATGCTATATTTAAATCAAATAAATAAATTTTTTTCATCTCTATTGGACTAACACTTGCGTCAAGTACGCTCCGTCACTGATACGAATTAAGGTCAGGTAGGAAATGAGGTTACGAGATAATCAAAATTTATTTTAAATATTCTTTTATCTCTTAAGCCGTAGTACCCATGCGAACTAGAGGAGTAAAACAACCCTTAACTATTTGTTGGGTTCTTTTCCCTCTCTCAAGAAGTACTCGAAGCCCTGCTACGGCTTAACAGATAAAAGGTATTTACTTTTTATCTATTTTCACTTACCCAAAAGTTAATTTTAAAATTATGACTTACGCCTACCAGATCACCCAATACAACGGGATCGACTACACAGACATGAGTCCTAAATGGAATTTAGTTTCAGAACGTAGAGATCAGAAAGCAGCCTTAAAAGTTGCTGAAGCTCTCAATTCTAGGACTAACTTTCACCATAGGGTTGAGGTTGTAAAAGCTATTGAACTACCTAAGTTCACAGTTTTAAAACCTGCCAAGTCTGAAGGCCAACAACTTGTTATTCCTGCAAGTTTCAAAGTAATTAAAAAAAGATCATTCTTAAGAAGATTAGTTGGAGCTTTTCTAAATGTCTGAAGAAGAATTTGAAATCTATTTTGCTGGCTGTAATTGGGGGTCAACTTTCGAGTTATTCCCAAAGCTAGAAAAAATTACTTATGATCCTGAATTTCTGGAGCTAAAAAAAAATGATAAGAATTAAAATTCTAATTATTATTTTTGGTTTTGGATATTCGCTATATATGGGGAGCATCTTATTTGATGCTCTCTATACGATCCAATCAAAAAACTTGCAAACCTTAACAGAATTACAAAATGAAAATTAAAAAATTAGGAGCGTCTAAGACGCTTCTTCAATTTCCTAAACATGAAATTTTTATTTCATATGAAACACCAGTTGCAGCCCGTTTAAAAAATGGGGATTGCATCAGGACTAATAAAAACTGGTCAAGAACGACCCAGAAACACATTACCCAATATCTTTCTGGACTCAATGCAAAAAGCGTTGACCAATCAGTTCTAGACAATTTATTAGGAGCCTAAAAAAATGAGTCATTTAATTTCACACTACATCGAAGATAAGGAGCTTATTCCAATGATGCTCGACTTCGGTTGGATCGTCAGAAATGACACATGGACAGACTGCCCTTTAGAAACTCAAAAACTTTTTAAAGTTTGGCATCGGTCAGGCTATGGGGATTAATTTCCCCATTTTATTTTATAAAAAATTTTCACTTATCCTGTAAAAATCATGACTGTAATGAATGGCCGAAAAGCCAAAAAAGATTATGTTAAACCTGAAGAATTAATTGTTAATGAATTAATTCAGGCTTTGGAGTCAGGGCAAACAAATTTATGGCGCAAAGAATGGTCAGTTAGGGGTGGCTTTAGGAATGTCTTATCAGGGCATCAGTATAAAGGCTCTAACCCTGCTTTGCTTTGTATGCAGAGTTCGGTTAGGAATTGGCACTTACCTCTATTTATAGGTGGAGGACAGGCACGTTCCATAAATTGCACTATCAAAAAGGGTTCAAAATCTGCTCGAATATTACAACCGATCCAAAGATCTTTTGAAACAAAAGAAAAGGATGAAAACGGGGATGTAAAAATGGGTCAGTTCATGAGCTATAAATGCGTTCCAGTATTCAATGTTGCTGACGTTCGAGGGTTGGATGATGAAGCTAGTCTTAAACTAGAAAAGCTAATTGATGATCAGGTTCTAACTGCTAAACCTAGAGAATTGGATGACAGAGTAAAAGATGCTCATGATCGTTTATTCCAATGGGAAAAGCAGATTAACACTCTAGTAAAAGGTGGAGATAGAGCTTATTACAGAGAGTCAAGTGATGAGATAGTCATTCCAAAAAGATATAACTTTAAGAATGATGAGTCTTACCTTGCGACATTTGCCCATGAAGCAATTCACTCAACTAAACATAAGACTAGGTTAAATCGAAAAGACTTAACTTATGCAAATGAAGAATTAGTTGCTGAACTTGGAGCTTATCTAGTTTGTAATAGGTTACAAATTTCTAACTTAGACATACAAAATCATGCTGCTTATTTAGAAGCATGGTGTCCAATGCTTAAGTCCGATCCAAAGATCTTATTTAAGTCATTAGCCAATGCTAGTAAAGCAGCAGATATGGTAATTGGTGAGAGTTAATCTCACCTTTTACTTTTTATTCTTTATTTTTCTAAATTCATGATAGAACGAAAGTACAAAGCAACTGATCCTGAGATGATCCAGGCTCAAGAAGATTTAGCAAAATTATCTAATTTATCTGATCGGATAATTTCTAACGATAAAGATTTGTTAGATGAGTTAATGACGATCCAATCAAAACTTTGCGAGATTTCAGCAATTAAAGCTAATTTCATGCAAAGATATGAGGATATATTAGAAGAACAATTACAGATCGAAACTCAATTATGCGTCTTTCAACATGAGATGCTTCACAGTTTTGAACTGGTATTTAGGTATTACAAAACTAAGAAAAAAGGATTTAAGTAAATGCACGAAAAAATTTATGACGTTGAAAATTTCAACTCTTTTACTAATTCATTGGGTCACAAAAATAACTCCATTGAAAAAAGAACTAGGGTAAGAAAATTAAAAACAAAACAAGAAAGAGTTCAAAAAGATTTATCTTTACCGAACCAAAAACAAAAGGCAAAGAAGGGATTTTAATTAATCCCTTTTTTTTTTAGAAAGGTTCTTCAGTATCAGTTAAATCACAATCAGTAAATTTTAAACTTAATTTACATCTAGTCAGAATTAAAGTTTCATATAACTTTTTATCTGACTTTAAGGCTTTAGTTAATAGGTTATCCCAATCTTCAGAGGATAATTCTTTTAAGTTGTATGGATCGTAACCCATTTCTTGTATTGAAAAGACGTAAGACTTAATGAGACTCATAATAAAACATGTATGACATTATTAGTGTATCATAACACCTTGACGATATTGCAAATATGATGGTATTATTACGATATAAGTTCACTTACCCCTCAAACTTATGAAACGAATCTACCCTGACGATATGCAACTAGATCAATTTCTAGTTCTTAATGAAACTGATTACAAAGTTTTAGCCTACTGTTTAGATGAAATGTCAATTCACGTTCCAGTAGATCAAGAATACAACAAGATCCATATATCTCAAGAAGAGTTCGATCTTTGTAAAGCAAAAATTCTTACAAGAAAAAACTTAGAAGGAGGTACTAATTAATGGGTTTAGATATGTACTTAGAAGGCTCTTTTTCTACAAGAGCATATATACAACCTACCGATCAGCAATATGCTGATATGCGAGAAGGTAAGGAGGTTAAAGTTAAAAGATCTCCAGAGTTAGAAGATGCTCTTACTGCTATTGGTTTTGAAGACGCTCCAATAGATCATGCCTACAATCAT